CAGAGAACAAGGTTAGGCTGACTAAATACTATGGTTTAGTGCCTAGACATATGCTTGAGAATGCTTTTGACGAAGAAGACGAAGATATGGTCAACTTCGACAGTGAAACAGATGACGAAGGAAGAGAGGACTACTACGTTGAGGCTATTGTCGTTATAGCTAACGGTGGTCATTTGTTAAAAGCTGAAGCATCTCCGTACATGATGGAAGATCGTCCTGTAGTAGCTTTTCCGTGGGATGTAGTTCCTAGCCGTTTCTGGGGCATGGGCGTGTGCGAGAAGGGCTTTAACAGCCAAAAAGCGCTTGATGCTGAGTTAAGAGCAAGAATTGATGCTTTAGCCCTAACTGTACACCCAATGCTTGCTATGGACGCTACACGGATGCCTAGAGGCATTAAACCAGAGGTTAAGGCAGGTAAGCTGCTTCTAACTAACGGAAACCCTGCTGAAGTGCTACAGCCTTTTAACTTTGGACAGGTTCATCAAATAACCTTTGCTCAAGCAGAAGCTCTACAGCGTATGGTACAGGCTGCTACAGGCAGCTTAGACACAGCTCAACAAGCTATGAACGGTGGTGGTACAACGTCAGCAGGTAGCTCTATGAGCTTAGGTGGGATTATTAAACGCCAGAAGCGAACGTTAGTGAACTTCCAAGAAGCGTTCTTACTGCCTTTTATTGAAAAGGCTGCGTGGCGATATATGCAGTTTGAGCCAGAGTTGTTCCCAGTTAACGACTATAAGTTTGTAGCTACCAGTACGCTAGGTATTATTGCTCGTGAGTATGAAGTAGCACAGTTAGTACAGCTACTACAAACAATGCCACAAGAAAGCCCTGTATACCCTGTAATCTTACAGTCTGTTATTGATAACATGAACATCACTAACCGTGAAGACTTAATACAAACTATGGTAGAGGCTCAACAGCCTAACCCAGAACAACAACAAATGCAGCAAGCATTAGCAGAAGAAGAGAGAGCCTTTAAGAACAGCCAGACATCAGCACTGTCGGCACAAGCTAACGAGTCTAACGCTAGAGCGCAGAAGATTGCACTAGAAGCTAGAGGAGTGCCTGTAGAGCTAGAAACAGACCGTATTAAAGCTGTAGCTGCGTCTCAGAGGGCTAATGAAGACGATAAAGACTTTGAAAAACGCATGAGAATAGCTAATTTAGCGTTAGATGAGAAGAAACTAGGACTAGAAGTAGTCAAGGAGAACGGCAATGGTCAGCCACAAAGAACTAGAGAGCGTAGTTGAACAGGTTAATGAATCTTATGCTCGTTTAGACAATCGGATAGCTGAACTAGAACAAACTATAAAGAAATTAGCAGTAAAAACAGTAAAGAAAGAAAGTACAAAAAAGACTTGACTTTTCTATAGTTTTATGGTATAGTCGCGCCAATTAACATACTTGTCGATAAAAGTCAACAACTATTGTCCTAAAGAGGAGAAACAATATGGCAGTTTTGACAGATGATATAATACACTATGAGCAAATACAAGATATGTTGCTCACAGAAGGTTGGAAAAACGTAGAAAAAGAGATTTCTAACCTAGTAATTGGGATAGGGGGCATTGAAGCAGTTAAAAACAACGATGAACTCTATTTTAAGAAAGGGCAGCTAAATATAGCAAATCTTATACTTAATCTACCTACAACAGTAGACCAAGCTATAGATGCTCTTAGAAAGGAGTCGCAAGATGCCTAGACGTATCTACGAATTCCGTTGCTCCGACAATCACATCACTGAGAAATACATTGATGAGAAAGAAGGACAAACAACGTGTTCAGTATGCGACAAAACAGCGTTTAGGATAGTATCTGCTGTAAAGTGTTCTTTAGACCCTATATCTGGTCATTTTCCAGATGCTACGGCTAAATGGGCTAATAACAGAGACTATCAAATTAAACGCGAACGCCGTGAGGAGAACTCGTAAGAGCCTCACATAACCATCAATCTCCATAATGATTTAATCACGGAGTTTAATAATGGCTACATTGATAGACGAAGAAACAGGACGACAAGAGGAACAAACAATACCACCAGAAGTAGACACTATGTCTGACCTAGCCTCTGAAGAACCAGAACAAGCTAGTGAAGAACAACTGCCAGACAAGTATCGCAATAAAAGCGCTGCCGATCTGGTACAAATGCACCAAGAAGCCGAGCGTATGCTTGGTCGTCAAAGTGGAGAAGTTGGAGAGCTACGGAAGGTTGTTGATGAGTTTGTATTGTCACAATCCACAAAGAAAGAAGAAACTGTAGACGAAGAGGTTGATTACTTTACTGACCCTGAAAAGGCGATACAGAAAGCAATAGAAAATCACCCTGCTGTAAAGGAAGCTCAAAAGGCTTCTGTAGATATGAAAAAGAACAGCGCTCAGTCCATACTCAAGGATAAACACCCTGACATGGCTGAGATACTAGCTGATTCTAAGTTCGTTGACTGGGTGCAAGAAAGTTCTTTTAGAACTAAACTATTGCAACAAGCTGATCGAAACTTTGATTACGAAGCTGCTGATGAGGTATTCAGTTTGTGGAAAGATCGACAGTCTTTGATTGGTCAAACTGTAAACGCTGAGAAGTCTAGTAGGAGTGCTTCTATAAAGAGCGCATCTACTGGAGGAGCAGCAGGGACAGCAGAAACAAAAAGTAAAAAAGTCTTTAGACGTGCAGACATTATTAAACTAATGAAAACTGATCCTAACAGGTACGCAGCTTTATCAGACGAGATAATGTTAGCTTATCAGGAGGGTCGCGTTAAATGATTAAATAATTAAGGAAGAAATATAATGGCTAGTTCAACATATCCCGCCCAAGGCGGTGTAGTAAATAACACCAAAGCAGCAACCTTTATTCCCGAAATTTGGAGCGATGAAGTACGTGCAGCATATGAGAAATCGCTTGTCCTCGCTAACCTAGTTAAGAAAATGGGTATGCAAGGCAAGAAAGGCGATACAATAAACGTACCTGCTCCTATCCGTGGTACGGCGACGGCTAAGGCGTCAGGCACAGCGGTGAGCATTCAAGGCAATACAGAGGGTAATGTAGCAGTATTAATTGATAAGCATTTTGAGTATTCAAGACTTATCGAAGATATTACTGAGACACAAGCTCTTTCAAGTCTTCGCCAGTTTTACACTGGGGACGCAGGTTATGCCCTAGCGCGTCAGGTCGATACAGACCTCCACGGACTAGCAACAACATTAGGTAATGCTACAGGTAACTATGTAAACACAGCTTCGTTTTACTGTGACGCATCAACAGGTTTGACTGCTTTTGCGGATGACACAGTGACAACAGCAGACGTATTTACAGATGCTTGTTTCCGTGACCTAATTCAAAAGATGGACGACGCAGACGTTCCTTTTGATAATCGTTGCTTTGTAATACCACCTTCATTGCGTAATGCAATCATGGGTGTTGATCGTTATGTCTCCTCTGACTTCGTAAGTGGTCAGCCTGTACAGAACGGTAAGATTGGTAACTTATACGGCATTGACGTATTTGTTTCTACTAATTGTGCTGTTTCTGAGACTGCTGCTAATAACGCAGCGGGTGGAGAGATCAAAGCTGCTCTACTACTTCATAAAGACACATTCGTGTTAGCAGAGCAAATGGGTGTACGTTCGCAGACACAGTATAAGCAAGAATGGCTTGCTAATCTATATACTGCTGACCAGTTGTATGGTGTAAAAACTATGCGTCCTGATTCTGCTTTTATTATGAACGTTAATGCCTAAATAGGAGCGGGGGAGACAGCATTTCGGTGTTGTCTCCCTATTTTCTTTATGCGTAAAAAAGACCCTAAATTGACCAGACTTGGAGTTAGCGGGTATAATAAGCCAAAACGTACTCCTAACCATCCTACAAAAAGTCATGTTGTATTGGCTAAGGACGGTAACACAGTAAAAACTATAAGATTTGGACAACAAGGCGTTTCAGGAGCAGGTAGCAACCCTAAGACTTCTAAAAACAAAGCCAGACAAAAATCATTTAAAGCTAGACACGCAAAAAACATAGCTAGAGGGAAAACATCAGCAGCTTATTGGGCTGATAAAGTAAAGTGGTAATTAACAGGACACTCCCATGACAGTCATTATAACTAAAAATAGCTCTACCGCTTCTGCTGTCCCTACTAGCTCAGACCTAGTTAAGGGCGAACTAGCCGTCAACGTAGCGGATAAAAGACTTTATACAGAAGACGCTTCAGCAAACATTATTGAGATAGGTATTAACCCTAGCTCTATTACTACTACTACTGGAACTGTTACAGGCACACTTACCGCTAACGGTACGTTAAACTCTAGTAATGCCGTCCTTACAGGCGGTACAGTCAACGGTATGGTTATAGGTGGTAGCTCTGCTTTAGCTATTACAGGCACTACCGTAACGGCTACTACAGGCTTTGCAGGTGACTTGACAGGCGCGGTGACAGGCAACGTCACAGGTAATCTACAGGGCAATGTCACTGGAAATGTCACAGGAAATTTGACAGGAAATGTTACGGCGACATCTGGTACTACCAATTTACATAATCTTGCGTTAACAGGTACGGTAGACTTTAACACCGCACGACTAACAGATATTGGTACGCCAGTTTCTGCCACTGACGCTGTGACCAAGGCGTATGCCGATCAGCTAATTACAAACCTTATTGATGGCGCGCCTGCTGCATTAGACACACTCAATGAGCTTGCTGCTGCCTTAGATGATGACGCAGCCTTTCACACAACAGTAACTAACTCTATCGCATTAAAGCTACCTCTTGCGGGTGGTACTATGAGTGGCGCGATAGCAATGGGTACTAACAAAATTACTGGAGCAGGTGATCCAACTGCTGCACAAGATTTAACCACAAAAGCTTATGTTGACACTCAAGTTGGCGGTGGTCTTCCAACATCAGGCGGTACAATGTCTGGTGCTATTGCGATGGGTAATAATAAGATTACTGGTCTTGCAACGCCCACTGATTCGGCAGATTCAACCACAAAAGCCTATGTAGACGGCATATTAGGTTCAGCTACTTCAGCAGCTACGTCAGCCACAAATTCAGCCAACAGCGCGTCAGCAGCCTCGACTTCTGCGGGAAATGCTTCGACCAGTGAATCAAATTCAGCCTCAAGCGCAACTTCTTCTGCAAACAGCGCAGCACTAGCAGCAGCCAGTTTTGACCAGTTTGATGACATATATTTAGGTGCTAAGTCTTCAGTCCCTAGCGTTGATAATGACGGTAATGCTCTTCAAGCAGGAGCTTTATATTTTAACACTGTGTCTAACACAATGTTTGTCTACTCTGGAAGTTCTTGGGCAGCAGCAGGATCAGCAGTTAACGGTACTGCCGAAAGACAAGAGTATACAGCCACTTCAGGTCAAACTTCTTTCAATGCAACTTATGATGTTGGGTTTGTAGATGTCTATTTAAATGGCTCAAGGCTTGTTCCGACAACAGACTTTACTGCAACCAATGGAAGCCAAATTGTTTTAACAAGCGGTGCGACTACTGGCGATAATGTTGGAATCATTGCCTATGGTGCTTTTGACGTAGCAAATGTCTATACACAAGCACAAAGCAACGCAAGATATGCACAGCTATCGAATAACCTGTCTGATTTAGCATCAGCACCAACGGCTTTAACCAACCTTGGTCTAACGGCTACGGCTGCTGAGTTAAATTATGTTGATGGCGTAACGTCAAATATACAAACACAACTTAACGCTAAAGGAACAGGAACAGTTACTTCCGTAGGCGGTACTGGGGCTGTTAGCGGATTAACACTAACAGGAGCAGTAACGGGGTCTGGTAACTTAACATTAGGCGGATCACTTGACGATATTAATTTAGCTTCTGGAGTAACAGGCACACTTCCTGTTGCGAACGGTGGCACTGGTGCAGCTACATTAACCGCCAACAATGTTTTATTGGGTAACGGAACGTCTGCACCTTTAGCAGTAGCACCATCTACGTCAGGTAATGTTCTCACTTCAAATGGATCTACGTGGCAGTCTACCGCCCCTGCAGGTGGTTCTAATTTAGTTTTTCTTGGTAAAACTACTTTAGCTAGTAATGCTACTTATATAACTTTTACTTCTGAAATTACTCAAACATACAATAACTATGAGTTTTATTGTACAAGAATAAACGGTACAAATAATGGCTCAAGCATATGTATGCAGATTCAAATAAATGGCTCGTGGTGGACAACAAATGGCAATAATGCTTATGGAGTTAAAACAGCTAGTAGTTCGATTGCTTGGGTAGGTGGTAATAATAGCCCGTATTTATATATTGGTGTACCTAACTACGGAGCAGCTACTTCATATGATGACTGGGGTTCAACTTATGGAAAAGTATCTCTACAAGGTGTAAAAGATAGCGCAGCTTATACAACATCAGGAACAGAATTTTATATAGGTCTTGGTAGTTCATCATTCATTAATCCTTATGGACAAATAGGTGCTTTTAGCACTTTAAGTATAAGTAGCAGTTCATTTCCTGCGAACACAAGTAGACAAATTACTGGTATTCGTTTTTTCCAAGATACAGGAAGTTTGCTTGCACTTTCATCAATTTCAGTCTTTGGAGTAAAGGAAAGTTAATATGTCTTATACAAACGCAACGCCTCAAGGTGTATTTGATTTAACTGAAGAAGAAATTGCTGCAAAACAAGCCCAAGAAGCCGTTACTATTTCTGAAGAACCTAATAGGGTTAGAGAAAAACGCAACGCTTTACTAGCAGAATCCGATTGGACGCAAATTACTGATGCAACTGTTGATAAAACAGCTTGGGCTACATATCGTCAAAGTCTTAGGGATATTACAACACACAGTAATTTTCCAAATTTAGAAGAGGCCGATTGGCCCACAGCACCATAGGAGTTTTAAATGAGTAACTCAAGAAATATCGCCGACTCCGCACCAGTAATTAATTTTATTGATGGTGTAACGTCTAATGTCCAAACACAGCTTGATGCTAAGGCTACTTACCCAAGTCAATCTGGAAATAATGAAAAGTTTTTGACCACAAACGGAAGTGCTGTTAGTTGGGCTGATTTACCTGCAAGCGGAGGTGTTTTTACTGCAACTGCATCTGGCGCGATTGCTAGTGGTGACAAAATAGTTGTTAACACAGATGGAACAATAAGTGCTGTTACTGGTTCTGCGGTTCAAAATAGTGTGACAACAACTAATTACATGACAGGTAACGGCAGTTTAGACAACGCAGTAGGTTATGACACAACAAATGATCGTGTAATTGTTGCTTATAGCAGAGATGGAGTAGGTGTAAAGGCAAGAGCAGGTACAGTTGCAACAGATGGCACTGTCTCTTGGGGAACAGAAGTTACTGTTGAGTCAGGAAATAGTAGTGAGGTTGTTATAGCCTTTGATGAAGCACAGTCAAAATTTGTTATAGCGTTCAAAGATTCAAATAATTACGGAAAAGCCAGACCTGCAATTGTTGATCCATCAAACAATTCTATAACGCTTGGAACTGCGATTGTTTTTAATTCAATTACTCACGGCACTGACGGAATCCAAATGACTTATGATTCTGACCAGAACCATATTGTGGTTATGTCTAACAACACTGCTCAACAAAGAGGGGAGTTAAGATCACTTATACTTAGTGGGTCTGGAGTTAATACAGCAATAACTGTAGGCGTAAATAATGCAGGAATTTATGCAAACATAAACTATATAAACATAGCTTACGATAGAGATACGTCACAAATAGTTATTTTTTATTCAAACGTTGGAGCTTCTGGTCAAGCAAGAGCAAAAGCAGGAAGTTTTTCAGGAACAGGAGCTAACGGATATTACAATTTTACCCAAGGTGAAACTACTCTTGACAGTAGCTCGACAAGCCAACAAGCTCTTTGCTATGACCCAATAAGTAAACAGGTCGTAGCATTTTGGATAAATGGAAGCAATCAGTCGCAAGCAAGATGTATAAAAGCAGCATCAACTAATGTCATTATTTTAGGCACTCAGCTAGCAATTAATGATTATATGTTAAAAACAAGAGCAGTATATAACTCAGTTAAACAATACATAGTGCTTGTATGGAAAGATTACACTGGTGGTAATTCTGCTTTTGGTGCTTTGAGGACGTTTAGTGTTACAGGAACAACAATAACGGCTACGCCCACTTATATATTTCAATCCTCAACTTGGGATCATGTAAATAACATCGGTTACGATCCAGATAATAATTATACTTTAGCAGGTAATTATAACCCAGTAAGCGGAAATGGTGATCTTGCTGCATTAAAAGTAGCATTTACTGACACAAATTTAAGCAATACAAGATGGATAGGTGTTTCAAATGCTGCTTATGCAAACGGCGTATCAGCAGAAATAAAAACTCGCGGAAGTGTTATAACTAACAGCACTTTTAAGGATATTGACACAATATTAGGAGCCGCAGCAACAGCGGACACAGCAGCATCAGCCACAGCAGCAATTTCTTATGATTCAAACTCCGACAGATACTTAGCTGTTTACCGTCATGGCTCAACTAATTATGGAACTTGTGTCGTTATACAAGTAGATTCTTCAAACAATCTCACATTTGGAACTCCAACAACTTTTGCGTCTTTTATTGTTAAACCAAATTTAGACGTTGCTTTCGACTCAAATGTAAATAAATTTGTAATTGCTTACGCGAATAATACGCCACAATCTCTTGCAAGAATTGCAATTATAAATCCATCAAATAATTCTGTGACCTTTGGTACTGAAGCAAGTGTTACGACAGAAACATCAATAGAACATGCAATTTCTTTTGATTC